ATTGACTCCTAAACCCCATGTAATATAATTCTAATATTGGTCGTTTCATTTGTCGCACAATGAGTCTTGTACTGAATTCGGCTCGGAAACGGTCTTCGATTGCGACTTCCCCGCATACTTAATCTTGTTCGCGTTGACCAGGAGCGCCGCGTCGGCCGCGGTAAAATGCACGTTCGCCACTGCTCCACCAACCTGGACCCGGGACTGCTGGCCGAAATGCTCCTGGGCCCTGCGCTCGATGCGCCAGGCAGCCGCTTGCCAAGTCCCCTTTTCTGCCGCCCTATCAATGACTTCCAGAGCGCGCGTGATGTGGAGTGATTCCGCTTTTTTTAAGCGTTCCACGATGTGGGGGTTGGCGGTGAGATATCTTGATAATGTGGACTTTGCAACTCCTAATAGGTCCGCAATCATCGCATATGGGAAACCTTTGCTGAGTGCAGTCTCGACAATTGTGAGATGCTCGTCGGTAATCTTTGGGAATCCCTTAACGCCAATGACAACGTCCGGGATGTAGTTGGGAACTTCATTCATGAGCCTGCGCTCTTTGTCCAGGCGCTTCTCATCCACCTTCTCAATCTTCTTCTCGGGAACGCGCAGCTTCATCCTGCGCTTCTTTTGCCTCGGCACTATGGCCGGGACCGGGTTAGAGACTAGATCCTTTGGACTCGTAGTAGTTGGCGAGTCGCTGGAGTTTCCAGATGCATTCATTAACTAATGTCTCCCCAACTTCGTCGCTGCACTTCCTGTTGCAATTGGTAAGCAACTTCCAGAACGATGAGCATGTTGACTTGAGCTTAACGTTCTCAGCGATGATCGATTTAATTTTAGCTTCGTCTGACACATGCAACCCTCCCGGTAGTTAGAAAACCCCGCGCCCGGGAACCACTTTCACCCCTCCCGAGTCGCAACCAATTCCCCAACCAACCCCCAGGAACTGGCTTTCGTGAACCTATTGCATCCAGGCCGACGCGCAAGTCTTTACTGTTTCGCCTATTCTTTCTGGTAAGAATTAAAAAGGCATATAGTAAACCTGAAAAGCCCCCGCGGTTGGAGCGGTACCGCTAGCGAAGCGAAGCGGGGGGACTTTAGTCCCCCGCTCTAACAGGGGGCTGTTTCACCATTATATATATATAAGGGGAACGAAATGGTGAAACAGAGTAGAACCCGGGTTTAACAGAGTAGGGCGAAATGGCTGTTTCTAGCCCTTTCGGGCTATGTTTCAGTTCAGTTTGATGGGGCGAAACGATGCCATCGGGATCTCTTTCCCGGCCCAATTCCTATTCCCTTTGGGCGCCCCACCCTTCTTGCCATTAGCGATCGATGCCTTGGCCTTAGCCTCCGACGTCACCTTGCCGATCCTGGACGCGAATAACGCCACTGGCACCGCTCCCTTACAGTTAGGACATTCGATTGATTGACTCATACTTACCTCCATTCAAATCTTTAGCAGCCTTCCTTGCCTCCTCCAATGCCTTGTCAACTCTCTCTACGGATGCCCATGGCAACGTTGTGTGCCTACAGCTAGGGCATCTACTCATATCCAAGTTCCTAATGATTACCCCAGCTATGGTATAATCATCAACCACATCAACATAGATTCCTTTACGGCACTCAGCACACAGGACCTTCGGCGGGAGCATCCCATTCTCTAGGGCAAAATCCTCGCCGGCCCTCATCATTTTCTCTGACATATCTGAAGGACCATCCTCCAACCACCAATCGTCTATGGTGACGAAAATCGTGTACCACTCCTCGCCGAATCGGAGCTTATGCTTTGTGACTTCCTTGTCGTTCACCAGGTCCCCATCTCGTCGATGAAAGCCATCTCCCTGTCCCGGCGCTTCTTCAGCACTGCCAGGAGCCTGTCAGTCATGTCGACCTCGAACAGCAGGACGTTTCCGCCTATGCAACTCCCGCACCTATTGAGGTAGGTCAGGATCTTTGGCTTGTTGGTAGCGTACTCATTGATCTCGCAGATTCCGTAATCGTTCCCGGACCGATAATACTTGCCCGGAACCATCTGCTCAAACGTCAGTTCACCCTCCTCTTCGGCGTAATACTTCATGGTTTCCTCCAGTACATTTTCCACATAAACACGGTGCATAGAATTCCGCATGGGGTCAATAGGATTAGTTCAGTCATGTTAGTTGGTTCTTTCTTGGTTGTTTAATTTTCGATCTCGCTTCTCCATTTAAGAAGTTGATCATTGGTTATCAGTCCATCCTTAATAGCTCTTTCCAAGTAGTAGTCGGCGCACTCGCCGCCAAACTCAGCAAAGTATTTTTCGAGTTCCGTTGGTTCGGAGACTTCAAGATTTCCAGAGAACTCCTCAAACCGAAAAGTCTCAGACAACTTCTTTGTTCGCAGCCTTAGGCAGTAAACATCAATCCCGCCAATTGTATCGGACAGGAACTTTTGAAATATCTGACCTTTTTTGAATACTTTGACAGACTTGATCCCATACGCATTTCGCCTGTCGAAAAGTGGGTTTTCAACATCACAGGTCAATCGGTAATAGGTTTTGGGAGTTTTCATGTTGGTTGGTCTTTCTTGGTTGGTTTGTTGTTTTATTCAAGTGAAATAATCATGTCGGTTAGTTGATCTAGTCGACCTCCTGTGAATTCTGAAATATCTGCATCGTAAGTTCCGCGCCTTACAGATGCCAACGCTTTCTTTGCTCTTGGGGTGCCTATCTCTATTAAAGCGACAAGATCTTGTATGACTCTTTTTTTGGTTTCCGAGGTTTCCGTCGTTGTTTGTGTTGCTGTGTTGCTCATGGTTAGAATTTAACCCATCCGCTGGGTTATGTCTACAAGTATTTTCAATACAATGCGTAAGTTGTTGATATTGAATGAAATACTTTTTCTAAAAACCTTGAGTCGGAACGCGGTAAACCTCGCCAAACTGCGTTTTATCTTTCAGCAACTTGCCGGACTTCACTAGGCGCGTGAGATATCTCGAGAGTGTTCCCCGCGGAATTCCCATCGATGGATCTGCCTTCTCCCACACATCCTTGAATGAAGATCCTTTCTCTTTGTCAACACATGCCATCACCTCCTCATCCTCGTATGCCTTCTTCGATCCTTCGGTTGGTCGCGCGTCGTCAGGATTAAATTCTGCCGTGCGTTTCATCAGCGGAAATTCCCACTGCACACAGAACGGATCGATCGGAGAGAAGTCTCTCATCGTCGGTTCAACGATTAAAACATTCTCTTCCTTGTGAGGATGCATAACGAAGATGCTGTCCGGGTCTCTGGCGAATACTGTACTGCCTGACATTTTATCAAACCCGGCCCTGTTGCCGTGTCCCTTGCTGAAGTGATGCCCGAACACGACGCTCGCGTTGGTCTCCACTGCAATGCTGTCCACCTCGTTCATTAACGTTGCCATTTCCCCGGCGCTGTTCTCATCTCTCTCTCCGTACAGCTTGTAGATCGGGTCGAAGCAGATCAGTCCGAACTCTCCGATCCTTAGCTGGTCAATGATCTTGGGCCGCAACGCACTCAGGTCCGCCGAGTGTCCGCGCAAATTCCAAACGAACAACTGATCGCTAGGTATCTGAATGCCTAGCGCCCGGCACACGGATCTAATCCGCTCGCGGAAAGAGTACTGCTGGATCTCGAAATTAATGAACAGCACCCGCGTCTTGCGAGTAGGCATCTCCCAAAACTTTGTGCCCGAAGCCACACATATCGCCAACTGCAACAAGGTCCAGGTCTTCATGCTCTTGCTGGTCCCGCCCAGCACCATCTTACAACCGCGGTGTAGGGCACCAAAGATAATCTCCTCCGGCTTTTCGATCGGCAATTCGTCCAGGGCTCCGGCCTCCATGATGAGTGGGAGATTGCCACTGCCCCATGGCTTGCTGGCCCCGGCCAGGATGTTCCTAATATCTTCCGGGCATGCGTCCTGTTCTTCCATAGCACCGAGCGCCTTGAGCGCAGCTGTGTGCATGTTCCGCATACGCGTTGTCTTCCGCAACCTGGGCAACCAATAGTCCATCTTCGACGCGGACGTGATCGATCCTGACATAATCTTCAGACTAAATTCGTGCACATACTTCTGGTGTTCCTTCGCCACAAACTCGCCCATGGCGACAGCGTCAGGTGGCACACCATCTCTCAACCCCCGGGCGACGCACCGGGCTACTGGTTGGTAGTAGTTGTGTGGGTCCAAGATCTCAGCCTTGTTCCTGTCTAGGATCGTTGGGTCGGTGAAGCATGCTGACAGCACTGCCCACTCAGCCTCGTTGTCCCGCGGTGGTCCGTAAGAGTCCGGGTTCATTTGTGTTGCTCCTTTGGCTCTGTTGAATGACAGAATGCCGGGAATAAATCAAGGTATTCTATGTTCCTTCCGTATCTATCCGCAGTATATACTTCTATGGTTATTCCGTAGCAATCCGCGTCATGCCATAGCTCCGAGTATGCTTCCAGCTTTTCTGTTCTTAATTTCGAATAATCTTCAATCTCAAGCAATCCGATTATCTTTTTGTCCTCATCTATCTTGTAGAGGTCTGGAAGATATTTCTCTGCAGCAGCAAATATGGATGCGGCCAAATCATGGTCTGGCTCATCTCTGTCAAGCCACCTTGCGAGGGCATCAAGGACAGCCTTTTTATATCCAAACCTTATCCACCCATCATGGTTCATGGCAATTCTTTTGGCTGCGATCTGCTCAAGTGCGCTCATTTGTACTGCCTTCCCCACATATTGCGCCAGGCAGTACCGCGCATCTCCACGATCACTTGCCAAACCTTGTCAGGAAATATCCAGCACTTCTCGACCTGGAACTGCTCCGCCAGTTTCTTTAGTTCGTTTGGGACCGCGCACTTGTAGTCGTCGATCTTCATCGGTTCCCCTTCCTAGACTGATGGAACTTCCTGTGCTCACTCTCAATACACTTCTCAGGGGTCAACTTCTCCAGGCGCCTGACTACGTCACGGTGGTCCACGTTGGCCCCGGCGACCATGAGCCATGTAGCCATAGGTTCACCGCGGACTGCGCGCACTAGTTCTTCGGACTCCGTATACGTTTTGTATCCGTCACCCTGCCATGCTGTGCGTACTGGCTTGGCGATCTGTACTAAGCCGGACAGGATTCTCCTGCGGTTCAGTAGTTTAATATCTGAGATCATCTGCACGACGACCTCTCCTGCTAGTTGCCTGTACCGTTCGGTCAGGTCTCCTTTCGTGAGTCTGGTTGAT